ATATCGCTGCTAAAGATACTATCGAGGGTGTCATCAACATCAACGAGAACACAAGATGCAAATTGACGCAAGGGTGTCCTGACGCCTGCCATGATTGGCGTTGGGATGTTGAGTTTGTGCTTGCTGATTGCGTCATAATACCTTTTGACGTAAGACATCCGTGTATCTTTAGGATATTCACGGAAGATGGTAAGCGCGATCATGATATACATGAACTGAGGAGTTTCATAAACTCCCCCACCACTCCTGTCTTGTACTAGGTATTTATCCACAACCTGCCTTAGACCAGCATATGTGAATAAGAAATCACGATCATGATCAATGAAAGTATTTGCCTTAGCAATCTCTTCTTTAGAATACTTTGCAAAGATGTCTTTATCATAAACATCATTAGAAGTACAATCCAAAATATGAGATTCCAGATTAGGAAGTTCTTTCATCTTACCGTAAAGACTTTTACGAAGAGAGAATAAAAGAAGACGTGCAGCAACGAATTGATAGTTAGGATGGTCCAAATCAATTAAGTCGCTCGCAGACTTAATCAAAATCT